TTCCGTCCTGGTGGTTTTCCCCCATGCGTCGGCGATATATGAGACAATTGCTATTTCATCGACCAGGTAGGTGCCGATCATATTTTTTCAAACTCCAAATATTGGTATTTTGATTTTTTGTCAATTGCGGATTTTCCCGTTAGCCGGTAATTTGTGAGCAGTTTTTTCAACTCGCCAGCATTAGTCCTGCAGGCGTTTGCGATATCGTGCGTAGTTTTGTACGGCTCTTCCCTGAATTCAGTTTTCCCGCCGTGTCTGATTTGCAATAATAGTTTTTTGATTCCCGCGCTATTGAGCGCCTGAAAAAAATTATTGAAATATGCAATATCCGGGAAATGCTGAATAACCGAAAAACATACAAAATAATCAGTGTATAAGTTTCTTATCACGTCGAAAGCGTCCGGGGGAATAATGTAAAATCCTGCCAATCGCTCCAAGCTCGTTTCTTGTAGCCTCTCTACGGCTGCCGCTATCGATCTAAAAGCGATGTCATACCCGGTAAATTCTTTTGGGCTGTATCTGTGGAGCAGCCACTCTGCAAACAGTCCGCCGCCGCAGCCAAAATCGACTACTGATTTTTTGTTAAAATCATTACCAAAACAGCCTTTTTCGAATTCGTTATACAGTATCTCTTTGGGTAAACACTGCTCATGGAATTTCAGGTGCGCCGTCACCTCCCCGACGCGCTGCTGCCAGGCCCTTATATATTCGTCAGTAGTTATCAAATCTTTCGGGTCGGGCTTTGTAAAATCTTTTTCAGACACCATTTTTCCCCCTCGTATCTACCTTAACCGATGTAAATTTTTTTGTCAAGCCGTATATACCAGATATCGCCTGCCCTATACAATACCAGCCGATCCCCATGCCCTTGATAATCCTGACATGGTTTCTGGTAGATACGTTGCCCTCTGCAATTAGATTATAACACTCATAATCAAACAGCGCCCGGTAGAAATCAAAATCAGGCTCATACCGTTTTTCAAAAACTCTGAAAGTCGTCGCGAACGCCCAGGGGTAAAAATCATTTTCGACGATCTCAAGATAATCCTCAACTGTGGCTATGTCTGCAATTATCTGCAGCCCGGCATCCCGGGCATACTTAAGAATTTCGCTGGTATTTTTCCCGTTTGCACGCCGACAATCTACTGCAATAAATTTTGTCCAGGCGGCCACAGCCTTTACGTCCTCAATTGTGGGGGTAATGTAAGGCGTGCTCCTTGGGTCGGAAACTTTAATTTTTTTTAGCCCGATTAATGGCAGCCGGCAGCTGATTAATTTGTCGGTACGGATTGCTACAGCCCCAGCGTTTGCCGCCTCTGATGCAAGCTCTTCTGTCGTTTCCCGGCTGTATCCCTGGATGCTGACGATCAATCCTTTTGGTATCATGTGTTTCTCCTATATATCCTTGCGATTGCTTTTTCCTCTTCGGAAATAATCCGCCCGTCTCCGAGCAGCTCCTCTGCGTACAGAATATCATGGATCAATATTTTGACATTTTGATAATCGCTCGATACTGTCCCATGGTCGCTTCCCTTCAAATTTTTGCACAGCGTGAAATGACGCTCTATATAATCCGCCCCGGCCAGTACCGCATTATAGGTATCGTGGCCCGTTGGCCCGTGTGATGAATAACCGATCTCGCCTGATGCGTGGCGCCTGAGTTTTCTTATCATTCCCAGGTTGAAATATTTGTCTTCTTTTACCGGATAAGTGGAAATACAATGCATGATAACATCCGCGTTAATCATCCATTCACTATTTAGCACCTCTTCTTCAGAGTGCATCCCGGTTGAGACAATAATCTTAAAATCTTTTCTTCTCCTGGCTTCATGAAGTGCATCGTGCATTTCCTGGTCTGAATAATATTGTGACGGCAACTTGATCCAGCTGCAGCCAATATCAAGCAAATCATTAATTGAATTAAGATCAAACACGCTGCATACGAACTGCAACCCGGCCGCTTCAGCGTGTTCTTTTAATTCCTTGATCTGCCAGGGAGAAAATTCAAGTTTTTTCCTGTGCTGGTAATAATCGGGTCCAAAAGAATTTTTTAAATCACGAGGCTTCCTTTTTAGTTCTTCTGAAAAACTCTCAATATCCCGTTTTTGAAATTTCACCCCCCACGCCCCAAGTTTGGCGGATAGGTTAATCATTTCTTTTGCAATGTCAACGCTGCCCTGATGATTGCAGCCCGTTTCAAGTATCAACTTTGTCCTCATTTATCGACTAACCTCTGTAAATTTGTTCTGTTATAAAAAGCCAGTCCACGTACTCGCGCACGGCCCCATGTCCGCCAAAAGCTTGGGCGACGAAGATATCTTCCAGCTCCTTAATTGCCAGATTCGCATCACCCGGGCACCCCATGTACCCGCAGGCCGCCAATGCATCCAGGTCGTTTGTATCATCACCAAAAAAAGCGCATTCGGAAAGATCGACGTTTTCCTGTTCTGCGATTTTTCTCACGGTGTCCTGTTTTGCCTCTTCGCCTTCCATAAACCCCGCGATGGTTCCGAGTTTTATAAATTTTGCAGCTCTGGCAGCGTTGATCCCTCCGGTTTCCGATGTGATCAAAAAAACTTTTACCTTTGATTTGTGCTTAAGAAGGTGAAAAGCCCTTCCGTCTCTGTGTGAAAACTGTTTAAATTCCTCGCCGCGCTCCGAATAAAAAACGGTTCCGTCTGTCATGGTCCCGTCCATGTCGCAAAATAAAATCTTAACCATTCCTCAAATCCCCCATTGTGTTTATATCGATATCATGCGGATCCTCAAAAATTACCAGATTTTTTGTATTTAAAAAATGATTTTCAAGAATCTGCTCTTTTCTAAAAATATAAAACGACCCCGTCTCTTTGTAAATCGGCCGGATCGTGTTGCTGCAATAATTCCTACCGCCGATATCGTAAGCCTGGTTACCGTCAATATAATAAAATTTTCTGTCTAGTTTTTTGCACGCAACACCGGCGCTGTATCCGCCCTCGATGTACTCCTCGATCCAGCCAATAATTTTTAATACATTTCGCAGCGGTGAGGTCGGCTGCAACAAAATTATATGATCGGCTTTCACCTGTTCGTTGTAGGCGTCCAGCTCTTTTCCGGTTTCATGTATCCCGCTTTCATTTTCGAAAAGTTTTTGCATCACGCTGACCGGCCTGTCTTCAAGCAGTTCTTTTATTTCCGGCATGTCGGTAAACACGTAAACCGGGAATCCCATTGCAATCGCGGTTTCTACCGTCCACATTATAAGCGGTTTGCCGTGGAAATCTACAATATTTTTTTTAGGAATTCTCCTGCTCCCGGCCCTGGCCAGAATAAAAGTCGCGATTCTGCTCATTCCGTTAATTCCTTTATAAACTGGTCGTATTTCTCCAACATTATTTCCTTGGTGTATAATTTCACCCTCTCTCTGGATTTCCTGCCGTATTCAATCCGCTTTTCTTTATCGTTTAACATTTTAATAATTTCAGTCTGCAGGCTGATTTTATCTTGACAACAAATCCCGGCATCACCGACCATTTCGGCGATTGAATCCTCATGCAGATAAATTACCGGCAGCCCGGAAGCCATAGCCTCGAGGATGGCGTGCGGAGAAATTTCCTTAAAAAATCCATTCGCATGACAATAAACGGACATTCTTGACAAATACGAATTTTTATTTTCGAAAATATATACCGTCTCATCATAAACCATCCTGGGATCTGATAGCAAATCACGTCCGCTCCCGACTTTTTGGATATACATTAAACAGCTGCTTTGTGGAACAGCGTTAAGTATTTCTTTTACTGTATCATTCCACCAATCTGGAATTTTCCCGGTTGACCACCTGGTTATTCTTCCAAAAACTTTTTTATCATAATCCGGATTAATTAAATATTTTTCAGGCGATATGCAGGAAGGAATAGTAACAATTTTTTCACTCAGGCATCCATTCTCTTCAAGAATTTTCGCGTATACATCCGACATGGCAACCACTTTTTTAAAATCGCCAACAGGGGTGCAATTGCGAGTGTGGACAATCGCGGCTGCTTTATTTTTTTGAGCAAAATTATTGACGAGCCTGTCTGTGCTCAAAAAATGATTTAAAACATAGGCGTCCGCATCCCATTCACTCTCCCGGCCAAACGGCATAATTTTATGAATTCCATGCCCACAGCTTACTTGCTGTATAGTGGTTTCCGCGTGTCTGGCCAGATCGCCGGAAAAAGATAAATGTAAAATTCTCGGGAGCCTTGGCTCAACTTTTATTGATACCTGCTCTTTGAATTCATCAACCGGGATATTTTTTATGGTTGGGTATTCGTCAAAATTTGAGATTGAAAATATTTTATGTTTCCACTCCGAAAAATTATTGAAATAAATTCCCACCCGCTTAAATTTTTTAAATTTTTCAAGATCTTTAATTTCTCCGGTATAATTTTTTTTATGATGATACGCGTTAGGTGTGCTCTCTCCCATGCCATGCCCGACCATGTAAATAGGGTTTGCCCCAGCGATGATTGCCAGGTTGAGGGCAGCCAATCCGGATAGATTAGAGGAATACAGCCCGTCCTCAATTCTGTCTACTGGATAATCTGTCCGGCACCGGTAGACAACTGTTTTTTCGTTTGGTGTCATTCCTGTCGTGTGTTGCGCAATTACGAGGCCCTTATATTTTGACATGTCGTAGGTTGTTTTTTCCAAAAATCTTTTGTCCAGGAAAAAAAACCATTCAAACCCGTCAAAATCCTCGATTATGTGATTAATCCCGATTGTATGTTTTCCGCGGAAATAATCCCACCCGAATTTTTCCAGAAATGCTGCCAGCGTCGGGCCTCCGCCTACCACGTAGGCAGGCTCGCCAAACCATTTATTTCTTACTTTGTTGTAATCCCCGAGCTGCAGCGGCTGGCCAAGGACTCCGCCTACTGACATTAGCGTTTGGAATGTGTCATCCTTTTTGTTTTTGTCGCGTTCGTTGTGCTCATCTTTCAGATTGCAAGTCATAATCATGCTGTTTTCCTTTTACTAATTGGTATATGAGACGTTCGCGTTGGGTGTATTTCTGTATTGTCATTTGCAAAATCAATATATTTATCAATCCCGCGCCGCTCTAAAACTTCTTTAAAAATGATTGTTATATTATGTAGACAATTCGGATGAAACGGCGGCACATCAAACAGCACCGGAAAATCCGGATCACGCCCGGAAATTGAAAAAACTTTTCCTTCGTATGGCAAGCAGATGGCCGTTGTCGTGTTATGTGAATCAACCTCAACCAGGTCGGTTCCATATTCAGTCGCGGTATTAATCACTCCCTGAGATTGCGCATCTCTGGTTTTTGTCCTGGCTACAAGTTCGGCATAATAATCGGCCTTAAACCGCCTTGACCCGGCTTTAATGGTAAAGTCCTCTCCAAGTTTTTTTTGCAGCTCGGTTAAAATGGATTTTTTTACAGTGCGAATAGTCCCGCCCTCTGCAAGGCCTCTAGCTATCGCTTTGTTGATCCTGACCTCGCGGATAAGTTGCTGCTGTGTTTGCCGCAGCAGGCTGGCAACCATTTGTTTTCCGGCCCGGTTCGCGTTATAAAAAATAGCTGCCGTGTCGTCTACCAGGGCGGAAATTGTGTTTTTGTGAAAAGGAGAGTTAAGGTTTACCGCTATGCTTCTTGTTTTTTTCGCTATTGTTTTAAGCTCCCTTATCCTTTCTATTTCTTCTATTGCCTTGGCCCTGTATGATAGCGGGATCGCGTACCCGGTATATTTCTCAAACACGGAATTCATTTCGTTATAAAGTCCATCAACTTTTTTGTTTAGCGCAGACCAGTACTGCTGCGACGTGTCAGACGTAGCAGCCGCCTCGCCTTTCGCTCGATTGATCAGCCTGTCAATTGCCCGCATCCTAGTTGATAGATTTGTTTTTTCTTTTTGGAGCCGTTCTCTTGCTGTCAATCGAGTTCCCTCTCAAACAGGGCGATCCCGGCATCCGCAACAAACCCCTCAAGCATATTTTTTGCGATTTGCGGTATACGGTCGGCCTTGGCATATTTTTCTTTGAATCCGCCTATCTGGAATTCAATTACTCCCATGCTTTGCAGGGCAGTTCTTTTTTTGATATCGTCGTTATTTTCGTACAAATACCAGGCTGTCTCAATTTGCGCGGATTTTAATAGGATTGCGGTTGCCGACAAAGATATTGTATAATCCGGATCTGAGTAGATGGCATAAAAGGCAGTTATGAGCAACTGCTCTTTTACGGGCGTTGTTAATGCCACCCATTCACTGGCGCCGTATTTGTCGGCAAGATAAAGATTGCTTTCCACAACCGTTACCCAACTGTTAGTGCCTACTGTTAACGCCATTTAAGCCTACCTTTTAAAATTGCCCCGGTTATCCGGGGCTGGTAAAATAAGGAGAATGAAAAAATACTCTATGAAAAATTAACGAGCTGAAACTGCCGGGAATCCCCGATAGCTCCGCCGTGATAGTCCCATAACGCTTGTACGTATGTCAAGTTTAAAATATCGCTATCTGATAAAACGAAAGGTGAGTCAATCTGCGCCCACTGCGCCTTGTTTCCAGGTATGCACAGCACGCCCTTTGTGTTGGGGATGTACGTCGACCAAGTGAAGGCAATGTCAACATTGTACGCGAGGTCTTGAACTAAAGCGCCGTTTGAGCTTCCGGATGGAATTATGGCATCCGTAGCGCGTCGCATTCGCTGTCCCCTCGTTCGCATATTCTCAGGCAGGTACAGGACATAACGACCCATAGTGTAGCCCAGCTCCTTGATGCGATTTCCGATAGTATAAGCCGCAGCGTTAACGGTTTCCAGATCCCGGTTCAGCTGAGTATCTGTGGCCGCGCCCTGGTAGGTGGTTGTCCCGCCGGCAACTGCACCCTGATAAATCAGGTTGTAATATGTATCGGCCTTCTGCCGGTAATGTCTGGCTCTGAACAGCTTTGCCATGCTTGACATCTCGGCGAGTTTGCGGAAACGGAATACTTCATCATTCCACCCGATGGCGCCGCCATATTTGGCGGTATATACTGTCGATTTTGTACCCGACATTCCGTACACTGCCAGCCGCTCGCCTTCAGCCATTTTTTTAAACGAAAAGGCATCGTAGAGGTCGACGATTTCCCAGCTGTCTCTGCCGTCAGCAAGCGGCACCTGTTCAAACGCCAGTTTCCAGAATTCATCATAATTGATTTCACGCAAAAATGTATTCCAGTTTGGCAGGGCGTTTGTCGGGATGCTTGGCGAAAATGTAAACGCCTGTACTTTTCCCGCGATAATTTGCGGCTCAGTCCAAAACGCCTGTATCGCTGCAGAAATATTGGCCAGGTCTTTTTTTTCCGGCTTGCGCAAACGAACAGCCCGGTTAATCATTTCATTAAGTTTTTCCCAATTGATAATCTCTTTCATTTATTTATCCCTCCCTTTAAAGCACATCGTGCAGCGTGCCGTCGTATGCGATCATAACGCTTGTGCCCGACGCTGTGGCCGCTATTTTTGCTATCCCTAGATATTGATATCCGGACCCTTTAGTGGCTGACACCTTGTAGCTATCTGCCGGGTCCCCGTATACCCTATCCCCGGCTGCGATCTCTTCGCCGGTACCTGTTTTTTTGTCCGCCTCTGCCTGCAAACATTTTTTAACCGCGATAGCATAATCTTTTACGCTAACGTCTACCGCATACGGGTAAAACACAATACAATCCCGCACGACAGTGACCGTACCAGCTGTTATGTCGGTGGCGATATCGTCGACTCTGATTTCATCGACTTGCCCGCCGTAATCTCGCAAATAAATTGCCATTTATATATCCATTCCGGAGGTCTGCAGTTCGCAATTAGTGCGCTTAAACCCGGCCCCCGTTGTTTGTTTTGATGCTTTCTCTTCAAGCTCCGTGATTCTCCGTTCGAGCGCGGCGATCTTTTCTTCCGCCTCATTCTCTTTTTTAACATTTACGATTTTTTCTTCCGCCATAATTTTCTCCTTTACGTTGCGTCAAAATTTAACGCCGGATTCCCCGCCGCTGTTTTTTCCGCAGCCTGGTTTTCGGTTTTGCTTTTCGTCGAGTCCGGTACGGTAGTACCGTCTGGTACAGCAGCGACAAGGTCATTATAATCCTCTTCAACGGCTGCAATATTGGCCTTGACAGCATCGTCTGAAAAATCTTCCCATTTTTCAACTTTTTTCAAAATCACTTTCCGTAATTTTTCCGGCTTGTCTTTGATTATTCCCTCAATCCTGCTTTTTGCTGTTGTCCTTAAAAGAAGATCATCCGCCGCTTTTTTTTCGGTAAGTAGTTTTTCTTTTTCTTTCGTCACGCCATCCAAGGCGTCTTCAGCTGTTTTGATTTTTTCCTCAAAGGCTTTAATTTCTGGAATGAAAAACCTATCAGCTGTTATCTGTCCCCAGTCAAACAACTGTGAGGGGAAAACCCTATTTTTTTTCACGTAGCTTTCAACATCGTGAAAAGTTATCTCTGACATTTTGTTTTCTCCTTCTGTTTTATCTTTATTATCCTCAAACGCCTGCACCGATGCCAGTTCTCTGGCACCGTCAAACGCTGGTTTATCTTTCGCGCTATTACCCAGGGCGACCCCTGTCAATTCCCGTAATTTATCCGCGACCACCCCGGCCCCTGTTTTGATTAAATCCCACACCGCTTCAAAACTACAGACATCCATTTTTTTCGCCTCGCCCGCGGATTCCGGGGGAAAATATCCGACTACCACACTTGATAGCCTACCGTCTATTTCCATTTCTTTGGATGCCACTATTTCGCCAAGCGACGGCCGGCCCTCGGTTGAGTTATCGCGATTATGACCGGTAAAAAACTTTATCCCCTTTTTAATAAAGTTTTGCATCGACTGAATCGCCGAACGCGGCCAGGTTATCTTAACCTGGTTGCTGTCCCCGGCAAATCGGGGGCTACTCTCACCCTCATGCGCCAAAACCCACGCTTTAAAAAATGGATGAGGATCCCCGGCTTTTATTTTTTGCATATCAGCCGGATCAATCATTTCGATTATTTCCTGGCTGGAAAACGCCTGCATCACTGCAATTATCCTGATGTAGCTCTGTATAATGTTAGACATTATCACCCTCTATAAAAAGCACAACCTGCGCGATATCGGTTGAACAAAAATTTCCGACTGCACCTACGGATAAAGTTCTTTCCGCGAGAATAGTTATGATCTTCTTTTTTATCGTGCCTTTAAAGACATCATATAACATGCGTTTATCCCGAAAATCATACCTATCAACATCGTTGGTTATGTAATTGACTGGCACCTCAACCACTATGTATCCGCGCTGATTAAGGACCCGGCCTATCTCTGATACAACTTTTAGAAAATTGAACGCATGTTCCAGACTATGCGATGCGAAAACCATGTCAAAAGAATTGTCTGGGAATTTCAGACTGTGCATGTCCATTTTGATTATACCCTCGCAATTAACGCAGATATCAATTGCAATGGCATCCTCGACACCGCGCTCTATCAGCATATCTTTTTCTTCGGTATTTGATGCACCGATAATAAGACATTTCTTGATAGTCTTAAAATCTATGACGCTGCCAGCGTATTTAATAAGCGATCGCTTTCTGTTAGTTCCGGATTCGCCAGCCCACCTGTTCGGGCCAAATCTGCATTCCTGCACTTTTTTATATTTTTTGTATCCGGATAGATTTCTGTTTTCCGGATTTTCATTGCAGCCCGCTTCATGGCATTCGTTTATATTTACGTTATTATGTTCTCTCCCGCAAAATCTGCATCTAGTCATTATTTAATCCTCACGATCCAGGATGTATCCTGAAAAACTTTATCCGGTTTCACGAATTTTTCATTCACTGCCTGGATAACGCCAGGGAATTTTGTATAATAATCATGCCCACAAATAAACCCGCCCCGGACAATTTTCGGCAGCCATAATTTTATATCCTGTCTGACCTGCTCATAGTTGTGATTAGCATCGATATAAACAACGTCTATGGCGTTAGGCGCCTTAAGTATTGCTTTTTCAGACGTTAGGCGAACGCATTTAATATTCCTCGTGTTGTAGGTTTTATGGACAAAAGCTGAATAAACCGTGTTTGGATCCGAATTCGCTACATTCATATGATCCCAATCCCAGGGATCCACAGCAAAAACAGTTTTAAAATGTTTTGCAAAGATTACAGTAGCCGCGCCCATAAAAACGCCAATCTCAGCGATTAACATTTTAGACGTATCGCTAAAAGCTGAAATATATTTTATCATGTCAACTAATCCCGCTATGTTTTTACCTGTCCTCATTTTCATCCTCTTCTTGGTTTTCTTCGTCTGGCATTCCGTTGACGGCATCTTCAAAATCTGCGATCACTTTTGGTTTATTTTTGGCCTCTTCTTTTTTTTGCTTATCGAGTAATTTTTTATTTTTTTCCAGATCTATGCCAGGGATCATGTTAAGGAAACTTTCCTTTGCTATGTATCCCGATTCTGACAATACAAAAAAAGATTCCATTAACTGAATTATTTTATCCGCGCTGATTTTGGGCAGCGTGACTTCAAGATCATCTGTGTTTTTATAACTGCCGCCATACACCATACTTTTCGCGGCCGCTTTTTTTATCAGGTCGGTAAATGCCTCGATCCATTTAAGCCTGATTTCTTTTGTCATTGTCTCGATCAGCTCTGACAGGGTTTCTGCTGTTGCGCGGTTGCTCATCAGGTCGGTCCACCCGGCCCAGTGAACCGGTACGCCCATAGTAGACGTTATTATTTTTATATTAAGGCTCATCTCTCCCCGTAGAGATTCCAGCGCATCAGTTCCCGGGGTCAAATATTTCGCATCCCCGTCAGTGACCAGCGCCTGACCTATTTTCCAGTCTGTTTTATTAATCCAATTAATCATCCGTTGCGCTGACTGGCTGTCTTTGGCTTTCATTACCGGAGTATTCCGGCCATAAAGATGATTGTTTTCTCTTAGGTCGTAAAAAGACCGGTCGTAATTAACTATATTTTGTATTACATTGGCAACCGGCGGAGAGGATTCATTTACATCGTCTTCATAATCATCATAATGAATATAATTAAAATCCTCTGGTTTTATGCTTTGACTTACCCCGGCCGAATCTTCCCATGACACTTTTTGGTAATCCCCGAATCCGTCGGCCTCGATGGTATATTCAATTTTCGAATATTTGACAATTTTGCATTTGATTTTTTGTTCTTCCAGGGTCGCGCCTGTTTTTTTGATGACAAAAAGACATTTCCCTTCCTTTTCGCATAGCTTGACAGCGTCAATCAACCGGCTGCCCTTTAATTTGTTGTACTCCAAAAACTCGCTAATCCATTTTGCGGTCGCCTTGTCAACCCCGGCGAATGATATGCCCTCACCTGCGATAAACGCTGTGCGGATATCTATCACAGATCTTGTCAAACTGGCGCCATAATCAGACCGGCCCGAATACATCGCGTTAATCTGGTCAATTTGAGATTTGTAATCAACAAAATTATTTTTCCTGACTGTTGTTTGCGACGTCCTGCGGGGCGGGGAAAGCGGGTCTATTGATTCGCGCTGCCCTTCAAGGGCTTGTATTTTTTTACTAAATAATTTTTTAAAAAATCCCACGCCAGAATTATATCTAATCTGTTTTAATATGTCAAGTTTTTTATACATTTTTTTAAAAATTATATTACTGAATGATTTATTTTTTGACTTAACTCCCCGCATCCGGTCAAATATATTGCAACATCTGTGAGCGTGTCGGCTGCGTCATCGTGGATATTTTTTCCCTCCCGGCTATGCGTGGTCACCGAATTGTAAAAATCCGGCCACCGGTGCCGCCAGTCGGCAGGAAAAACTACTCTATTCATAACTTCGATCCGGTTGACGAAAATCCTGGATTCTTTGTTGTCACTCTGTGAGTATTCAACAAAATTTGTCCCAAACCAATTATATTTCTCTTGCAAAATTTTCTCCACGTGATAAACGAACGAATGCCCGGCCCCGTTATTTTCGATGTAGGCAACCTGCGCCTTGTGCCCTATCAATTTTTTCGCCGTCAGCTCCTCTGTAATATTGATGTCCTCTTGGGTGTAATCCACGTCCAAAACATAAAACATCCCGTTATAAGAATTCCCATAAATCCCACAAAAAAAATCAGCGCCCTGGCCGGCGGTGTCGGCTACATATAATTTTTCCGTACAAAGCGGTTGTCCCGATTCGTCCCTGGGCAGATCTGCATAGGTTTTGAATTCTGGGTACATCAGGCCTTTTATGTCCAATCGCACCATTTTATAGTTAGCAGCAAAGATAAACGGGTCCATGCTTTTTTCTAGGTCTCTGTACTCCTCAAAAGAGAGGATGCTGCTGCAAAGCATTTCGCCGGTATCCTCGTTTAGGCAGGCCGGCATTGATATCAGATACCAACTATCCTTTAATTCACTGTCGAGTATCCGCCCGGAAATATCTTTTTTTGCCCACGGGGTGTGCGTGATAATTTCCAGGGCGCCTGATTCCTTCCTGGACAGCCAGGTACCGGTATACCATTTCCAGAGCGATTCGAGCGCGTTTTCGTTAAACGCCACCTTTTCGTCTTTGACTGGGTCGTCAATAATGAGTAAATTCCCACCCTTGCCTGTTATTGTCCCGTTAACGCCTGCGCCCCGGTAGGAAAAATGTGTTCCCTCCACCGCCCACTGCTTTTTAGCTGAGCTTCCCCGCTTGATCCGGATGTGCGGGAATATGTCTGAGTAAACAACGTGCTCCGGGCTGACCTTTGCCTCCCTGATTTCATCCCTGGTAAATTGCGAAAAATCAAAAGCCAGACCGTCGTTGTACGCGGAGGCTATTGTCTTATGTTTTGAATTCCTGCCGAGCACCCAGCAGGTAAATTTTATCAATGTCCTGGTTTTCCCGTGCCTGGGTGGCATGGAGATCATCAATCGCTTGGCTATGGTTTTGTTTGGCGCTTTTAATTTTCGTTCGTAAAATTTTTGAAGCGTGTCACAATAGTTTTTTAAATATGCCCGTTCCTCCAGGTAAAAATCTGGGCTTGTTAGTTTGCAGTATTCCCAAAACTCCCGGCGGGATAGTTCTATGCGCATTCCGCGTTCCCGGCGGGCAAGTTCGTTTAATATTTGTTGGCGTTTTTCTTCAGCTGTCATCTTTTTTTGAGGATATGGCGGCCAGGGCAGCCTTTAAATCCTCTGTGGGGATGTCTTTATATTCTTCATTTAGATTGTTGATGTTTAGCGTTGATATTTCTGACAAACCCAAATAAACCTTATGTAAAAAAATACACACTGCCGCGTTGTTAGCTGCAAGTTTAAAGCCAAGCTTGCGCAATTTAATCCGGCCTGACCCGCTTTTTTGTCCAAAATAGGCCGAATAGCAAATTTCAGGATCTTTTGTCCACTCTCTAATCCTGGACAACAGCGTGCCTTTGTTAATCCCGAGATGCCCACAAATTTCTGTTTCCGTTGCCTGATACGCTATTAGATCATCAACCTCTTTCCGCGACACCTCTTTTCTGGGCCGGCCTATAGTTTTAGCCCGGCTTTTTGTTTTTGGTTGGCTTGCTGGTTTTGGCTGCGCCTTTTTTTTAGTTTTTGCCATAATGAGAATAATAACATTATGTTTATAATTCGTCAAGCAAAAAAAAGCCAAGCCCCGGTAAAGGGCCTGGCCGAAAAGAAAGGAGGTCATATGAAAACAAAATACGCTTGCAGGGGCGGGATTCGAACCCGCACCACCCGGCGTATGAGACCGGTAAGCAAGCCCCTGCTTTACCCTGCGTAAACTAATAATATCGCAATAGTTACTGCAAGTCAATACCTCGCTAAAAAAACTTTAGCTGCAGCTGCATTTATTGTATTATGTTTACGATAAAATAATTGTTTATGTTGTAAACATTTATCCGATTTATTATTTTTAATTAGCTTATAATTATGGATCAATTAGCCCTTAATTAGTTTGGTGATAGGCGATCTATCAATATAATTTATTATAATATAGTAATTTAAAAAAACATAAAATATTTTTTATCACAAATACCAGGCTAATTGAAAAAACGCACCCCCCCTATACTGACAAAATCCTATTATTATCTCCATTAATCCCCATTTCCCCTTGATTTTCAGGGATTCCCAGGACATTAAGGGAGCATTTATTTTTTCCAATTAGGATTTGATTTTTCCTATATATATATATATATATTCTAGAATATATATATATAGGAACAGCATTTATTTTTAAATTCATCGCAGTCT